GTCCGCATCGAGGCCCGATGGCGGAGTGGTGACGTAGAGGACTGCAAATCCTCGCACCCGGGTTCGATTCCCGGTCGGGCCTCCACCTTCGATATTTAATCGAGGTTTCACATTGCGTTAGACCAAGTTAGCCACTTGATCCGTTTTCGGTTAGCCATTGACTGGTTCCGAGCGAGTGCTTTTCCCATGCTGCAATCGCCTTGATCGCATCGTCCGCCATGCGTCGTTGATCAACCGCTCGCGTATAAGTTGCGACCTCCGCATCGCCGCTGTGGCCGGAGATCGATTTCAGTGACTGGTTGCCAAAATGAAGCTCGGCCATGCGCCGCATCATCGCCTTGCGCAGCCCATGCGCAGTGCACTGCGGCAGGCCGGCCGCGTCGCATTGATCGCGAAACCAGTTGCCGAAGCCGGGGTTAGAGAACGGCTTGCCGTGAGTAGTCGTCAGGAAGCAGAGGTGGCCCTTCGATTCGAGCGGCATCGCGACGATCGCTTCGAGCAGCTGCGGCGCGACGGGAATACCGAGATCCTTGCCGCCCTTGCTTTGCGAGAACTCGACGCGGCCCTTCTGAATATGCTGGCGTCCCATGCGGATCGCATCGATCCGCCGCTGTCCCGTCCAGAGCATAAGCTCCATCGCCAGCCGCGCCTTCGTGCCGAGGCCGTGGAACGCGCGGTACTGCGCGATTTCGTCCTCGGTCCACGTGTGGAAGCCCTTGGAGCGCTCGCCGGCCGCGACCTTCACCCGATCCGCCTGCTTCACCGGGTTGTCCGGCCGCATTCTGATCTTCACCGCGAAATCGAACAAGCGCACTAGTTCTTTACGCAGCTTGCGCGCGGCCTCGATGCCGCCCTCCATCCGCTTGCCGACCTGGACCTTCTCCATGCGGGAGGCGACGATGATATCGACATGCTCGAAGTTCAGACGAGCAACCGGCTTCGATCCATGGGCATCGCGGAAGCGGCATAGGATCGCGCGGATCTTCGCCTGCGTCGGCTTGGTCGGTCCGAGCCTGGTAGGCGTCGCGAGATAGCGCGTGACGAGATCGTCGATCGTGCCTGGCGCGCACCGGGCGATCGCGGCGTCGGTCGTGCTTTCCGGTGTGTCCATCAAGGCCCGATATTCGATCCGGAACTCCTCGGTTCCCACCTTCGACTTCATGTATGCGGTGGCATAGCCCTTGCGACGGAACCGCAGGTGCTCGCCACCGTGCCGATCTTTGAAGCTGGTGACGTAGGGCGGCAGGTACCTAGGCTTTGCCATTCAACAGATCGTTCCATGGGTTCGGATCGACGGGAGGCGCGACCGATTCGCTAAGGATGACGATCTTCCCGTTCGGATCAATCTCTATGCGTCCAACCATCATGCCGGCTTTCGTCGCGCCACGCACTGCGCGTGTCACGTCAGCCTCCTTGAAACGTGCGGCGGCGCTCATGCTGCTGCCCTTTCATGCGGAAAATAGCCCATCTTTCGAAGCTCGATATTGGCGAAGGTGATCGCACGGCGGTTGCAGTACGGCGCGCGCTGCTGCCACCAGAGCATCGCTTCCAGCGCGGCTGCGTAGCTCTCCCAGTGGAGATAGGGCAGGACGCGGGCGGTCGTGGTGTCGTGCATGTCGACGAGCGCCCATAGCTCCGCCAGCGACCGAACGAAGAACGGCTCGCCGTATTCGCTGACGACCGCCTGGCGCGCATTGTCGCGGCGCTTCGTGGCTCCGGCGAGCACGACCGTTAGGTCCGCGACCTTCTCCTCGTCAGTCGCGCCCTTGATCGGCGGAAGCTCGATGCGCGCGTAATGCGCCCAGTCGTCGGCGATGGCGGTCGAGATCCGCAGGCGGGTGGCGGCGTCCTCAGCGGACAGCTTGCCGGCGGCGACCAGCGCGGGGTCACCTTCCGCCCGGTTCTTGCGGACGTCCTCGGCGACGATTGCCATCTCGGCATCGGCGTAGAGGAAGCGAGGACGTTCACTCATCATAGCGGATCGAATCCAGTGAGGATGCGCAGGATCATGAATGCAGGCCATTCCATCCGGCCGCGGCCGTCGTTGGCTGCGCGATCCTCGTCGCGGTAGCGTTGGATCAGCGTGGCGTAATACGACGAGGCGGTTTTGCCGGCTTCTCTTGCCTCTGGTGCGCCACGGGTGCCGTTGCGCGTGATCCGCGCGACCATCCCCAGCGGCGTCAGCACGCGACCGCGCGTCGTCGCGCGATTGTTCCAGTCGGCAGTATGGGCCGGCTTGCAGAACAGCTGATTGACGACCTTAGGCTCGAAGGGCTTCATGCATTCCGGGCACTGGCGGACGGGCCATCCACCCTCCTGCTGACCCGGCAGGCGGTTGTGGCCCATCTGAGAGCAGCCTTGTAACAAGGCGCTTTTGACGGGCGGACGTGTCAATGGACCCGGCCCACCGCAATTTCGACGATCAAGCCAAGCCACTGGAGGCAGATAGTCCCGCCCTTCACTGAGTCATGACGGCACTCGGGATGCCAGCGCCGTTCTGGCGGCAGGACGGTCAGGGCGTCGCCGCACCAACCGCTCCATTGCGCACGGGGGATCAGGTGGCGCATCATCACAGCGCTCCTTTCGACCAGGCGGCAACCAAGCCGACGATGACCAAGATCATGATGGCGATCGGTGTGGCCACGAAGATGACGTTGAACCTGCGATCCTCGGCGGTCTGGTCGGGATGCGCGCGCAGCGGCAGATCCTCGCGCGCCATATCGATACCGCGCCAGCGCTCGACGCGCTTGGGCAGGTCGAACGACGCGGGACGCTCCGCCATCAGGACGGTGCCGAAGTCACCGAACTGGCGCGCGCCGATGTGGCTGCGCAGGGTCTGTGGGATCGAGGGAAGTGCAGGCGCCGGCTGATGACCGAGAGCGTGCATGAACGTATTGAGCGAGCAAGTCGGCTCTACCGGCCGGGCTTTGGTGTCGGTGCGCATTCGCAACTCCCATCGGGCGGGGTGCCCTGATGGGTGCCATATCTGCCGATATGGCATATACAGTCAACTGATAATCTGCCGTATCGGCATTTACCGCTTTTCTGTATTGATCCCGTTCCTCGTTTGTTCCATGTTTGCGGGATGGTAGGAGGCGAATAGTGGGTGACTCGTTGAACAAGAAAATGGTGAGCTGGTATCGAGCCACCTGCTTCGGGCGACCAATCGGGCCTTGGCGCAAAAGCGTTCGCTACGCTCGCGAAGACCTAATCGCGGAAGGCCTCGGCTCTCACGACGAGTATGGATGCTTTTTCGTCACGGTCCCTGGCGGGATGGATCGGCAGTGCGAATGGATGCCCTATGACGAGGCTGTTGCCCTAGCGGCGTCGGTAAAGCGCAGTCACGCGGCCCATCACCGTGAAGCCTTGCCCATCGCCAATCTGGATCGGTCGATGCGACTTGTTCGTCGATCTCGGGACTAACCGAGCCGGGTCATTCTCGAACTGCTTGAACGTCGTCTCACCGCCCTCGTTTAGGATGACGAACAAGTGACCGGGGTAAAGAGCTTTATCGTCGGGATCGACAACAACCATACCGCCATCTTCTATTTCCAAGTCCATCGAATCGCCTTGCACAACTAGAACGACGCCATTTTTTGGCGCCGTTGAAGCGGCAAGAGGAAGATGGCCCGACGGCTGTTGAATCGCTTCCTTCCAACTACCTGCTGCGACCTGACCGATAATGGGGAGCATGCGCACTGACTCTCCGGCCAGTTCGACCGCAGGAGCGCCCCCCAGCAGCCACGCTTGAGTCTTTACCATCTCGTTATGTTTGAAGGGGCGTTTGCCGGTTAACCGTTTCGAGACTGCGCTCGGGTCGATGCCTAGCAGGTTGGCCAGATCACTCTGATCATAGCCTTTAGCTCGCATAAGCTCGCGGATTTCTGCGATTTCCATACTCAATGCATCAAGAGCATGTCTGCCATTATGGCAAATGCCATTACGGCATAATACCGCTTGCTTGTTATCTGCCATTTCGGCATATATTCCGGCATGGATCGATTTGCAAACCTCGTCATCGATGCGCTCGGTGGAACCACAGCGGTTGCCAACAAGGCGCGTACCGGCGTGTCGACCGTCCACAACTGGCGGAAGAATGGCCTTTCGGAATCCCGATTGGATCATCTGCGTCGCATAGCTCAAGACGAAGGGTCCTCTGACACGGTCTCTGCGATCGCTGCGGAATGCGGCGTCGATTTGCCAATTATGAGCATGAACGCCGGGGCGTCATCGGGAAATGCCGACGCGACTTCCCTCCGGATGCCGGCATGAGCGTGATCGCATCCGACGCGGTCAAGGGCCGCATGCTGAAGATCAAGTTCGGCGAACTCGTCGGGAGGATCGGCGGGCTTGAAGCGGCGGCGTCGTTCTGTCGCGTCGGCAAGAGCACGCTCGCGCGCTATGCGTCGACCGTCCAAGCGGATGCCGATTGCTTCGCTCCGATAGACGTCGTGCGCGATCTCGAAGCGCTGGCCGGCGAGCCGATCGTCACCGCAACGCTCTGCGGCATGGCAGACGGTGTGTTCGTCGCGGTCCCGGACGCGCCAGCCGGCACGGGTGATCTGCTGTCCATGATGGCGAAGCTGTCCGGCGAGTTCAACGACACGACCGGCGCGATCTGCACAGGGTTCGCTGACGGTAAATTCTGCCCGGTCGACGCTGCGAAGCTTGAGCGCGAACTCAACGACGTGATCCGCGTCGCGGTCGGCATGCGGGCGCTGGCCCGATCAATTCATGGAGGTGAACGATGAAGACGCTCCGCCTGCGCCTCGGCGTCCGTGTGCCGAACGAAGGCGCTCGCCGCTTGGCGCAATGGATCATGCGCGAACCCGTCGGCACGCTGGACAAGCTGCTGCGCAAGATCGGCATGGGTCAGATCGACATGGAGCGGATGATGGCCGGTGAGCTTACGCCCGGCGCATTCGTCGGCCACCAGATCTTCGCGTTCACGCGCTGCGGGGTGACGATCAACGATTGGTATCGGTCCGCCGCTGCCGGCTGGTTCGACGTCGTCCCCGTCGAGACCCTGCGGAGGGCTGCATGACCACCTCAGTTTCCAAGTTCACGAGCGGCCGTTCCCCGGCGGTCGCTCGTGCCGGCGAGGCAGCCCCTCTGTCTTCGGACAGCGCCTCGCCGGGTTCATTCGCCGAAGCCAAGGGTGTCATCGCGTCGATCGACCAGATCGAGACGTGGCTCGCCATCGCGAAGGCGGGCGACCGTTTCCTGTACGCCACGCGTTCGGCGTTTCGCTTGGGTGGCTCACAGAGCGCGCTACGGATGCGGACGCTGTCTGAGCAAGGCCTAGTGCACCTTCTCCAAAAGCGTAGCGACTTGCTTGCTGGCGAGTGGTGTTATTATGCGGAGCGGTCGACCAAGTCCGCGCGCGACATTCGCCCTCTACGCGAGCCGCGCCATGACGTGCGAACGACACCGGACGATGTCTCCGCTATCAACATTCTACTGCCGATCCTGAAGAAGGCGGCGCGGTTCGGACGCCCTTGCCCCACCGACGTCCAGCTTGCCGAGCGCGCGCAGCTGCCTCGCGAAGTCATCCAGCCGACGATCGACGCGATGCGCACGATGAACATCATCCGCGTGCTGCCGGCGAAGGCCCCCACGCTGCGGTTCGTCGAGATCGTCGAAACCGGCCACAAGACGGGATTAATCGCATGAAGATCGAGATCGAGATCGAGCGCGACGCGCTGCTTGGGGCGTTGGAGCAGGTCGCGGGTGTCGTCGAGCGGCGCAACACCATCGCGGTCCTGTCGAACCTGCTGTTGGTCGTCGACGACGGCACGTTGTCCGTCACGGCTACGGATCTCGATATCGAGGCAACGGCTTCTGTCCCTGCCTCCGGCGAACTCCGGACGACGGTGCCGAGCGAAAAGATCATGGCGGCGGTGAAGTCGTTCAAGCCCGGCAAGCTGACGATCGCGCCGGTCGAAGGTCGTTCGGCGCTCACCGTCAAGCAGGGGCGCGGCGTTCGTACGCTGTCGACGCTGCCCGCCGATGACTTCCCCAAGCGGGCGGCGATGGGCAGCGCGGTATCGTTCTCAATCCCCAGCGACGCGCTGGCCCGGATTTTCTCCAAGTGCGCCGTTGCCCAGTCCAGCGAGGAAACGCGCTACTACCTCTGCGGCGTGTTCCTGCACACGGTCGGCGACAAGCTGCGCGGCGCCGCGACCGACGGTCATCGGTTGATCCGTGCGGAGGTCGACCTCCCGGCGGGTGCGCAGGAGATGGCCGACATCATCGTCCCGAAGAAGGCGGTCGCGCAGGTGCTTGGCTTGCTCCGCAATGCGGCTGGCGAGGTCGCGATCGAGACGAACGGCACTGCGATCTCGTTCCGGATCGGCGACGGCAGCATCATCAGCAAGCTGATCGACGGCACGTTCCCTGATTACAGCCGGCTAATCCCCGATCCGGCGAAGAACGAGATCAGTGTCGGGCGCGACGTGCTGATCGCGACGGCTGCGGCCGTGTCGTCGGTCGTCAATGCCGAGGGCGATAAGACAAAGGTCCGGGCGGTCGCGCTGGATTTCGACACCGGCGACGGCGCCTATGAGATGACCGCCAAGGACCAGATGGGCACCAGCGCGAGCGAGCCGATCGAGGCCAGTTACAAGGGGGCAGCGCTGCGGTTCGGCCTCAACAGTCAATACCTGCGCGACGTCGCGGGTATCTTCGCCGAGGGCGCCGCCCTCACCATCACGCTGCATGATGCCGCAGCGCCCCTTCGCATCGTCTCGGACAAGGATCTCGACCTCGTCGGGGTCGTCATGCCGATGCGCGTTTGAGGAGAAACTCAATGATTGTCGGGTTCGAAGAAGAGAGCGCGATCGACGAGTTGGTCGGCGCGATTTTCGCAAGTGCGCCGGGTGCGGCCTTCGAAGCGCTCGACCGTCTGGTCGGCGACCAGGAGCACGCAGACGAAATTCGTGAGCGCATCGCCATCGCGCGCGCTCGGCGTCGCTGATCATGGCTACTGAGTTGAACCGAGGGCCGCAATCACAGCAGACCGAGCGCAACCGAGGGCTCGCATATGCTGCGGCATGGCGTGAACGAATGCGCTCTGTCTTCGACGCCATGTACGGCGCGACATCCTGCCCGCTTTGCGGATCGGCGCACAAGTCATGAAGCAGAAGCTCGACACGCAGGTCGCCGCGGCTGTCGGTGCCATGCTCGTCGGGCGCGACGAGATCACCCTGGAGGACGTCGCCGACCAGCTGCCGGGGCATATCCGCGCAGCCGGCCCGTCGCTGAAGTCGATGACGAAGGCGCTCGCCGGTGCCGGCTGGATTGCCGACCGACGCGATGGCGGCAGCGTCGTCTATATCCCGCCCCGCCCCGAAGGCGAGGAAGGCCCCGACCCCCGTCACAACGGCTTCGAGGGTAGCGCAGTCGCCGCTGACGAGGTCCGCCTTCTAATCGAGCGGGCCGAGCGCCTGATCGAAGAGAAGAAGGGCATCGCGGACGACATCAAGGACGTCATGGCTGAGGCGAAGGGCCGTGGATACGACCCAAGCGCCCTCCAGGACATCATCAAATTGCGGGCGAAGAAGCCCGAGGAACAGCACGAGCGGCAGGCGATCCTCGAGGTCTACCTCCGCGCATTGGGAATGATGTCATGAGCAGCGTGAACAAGGTTATCCTCGTCGGCCACCTCGGCAAGGATCCGGAGGCGCGCAGCTTCCAGAACGGTGGCGAGATCGTGAACATGAGCCTCGCGACATCCGAGCGCTGGAAGGACCGCGTGTCCGGCGAGCAGAAGGAACGTACCGAGTGGCACAACATCGTCATCATGAACGAAGGCCTCGTAAAAGTCGCCAAGCAGTACCTGCGCAAGGGCGCGAAGGTCTACATCGAGGGGACGCTGCGCACGCGTAAGTGGCAGGACAATGCCGGGAACGATCGCTGGTCGACCGAGATCGTGCTGGGGGCGTTCAACTCGACACTCGTGCTGCTCGATCGCCGCGAGGCGGATCCCGGTCGCACTGACTATTCCAGCTACGGCGACACGCGCGGCGGTGCGGCGGGTGGGGCTGCCGGCTCCGGTGCTGGCGGAGCACGCGGCACCTTCACCGACGATCTCGACGACGACGTGCCGTTCTAACGGTCGAGCCGTCGCGCCGCTGGCAGACCGGTATCGGTCGTCTGCCGCCAACTTTGCCGGGGGCATGATCTGTGAGCGTTTCCACTTCGTTGCCGTCTCAGCTTGAGGCGGCGCTGTCTTTCGCGCGTCGTGGCTGGCCGGTGTTCCCGTGCTCGCTCACCAACAAACGGCCGCTGGTGCCGCAGGACCGTGATTCGGCGGGCAAGCCGATCAAGGGATCGGGCGGCGTTTCGAAGGCGACGTGTGACGAAGATCAGATCCTCGCCTGGTGGCGCAAGTGGCCCAAGGCCATGATCGGCGTGTCGGTCGGCAAGGCGAATCTGATCGTGGTCGATTTCGATCCGCGCATCGACCAGTCCACCGGTGAAGAATGGACGCTGGATCAGCTAAAGGCCGATCTCGAACAACAGATCGGCTGCGCGCTGCCGACCAGCCTTGCCGTGCGCACACCCTCGGGCGGCGTGCACGTCTATTTCCAGATGCCGGAAGGCGCCCCGATCGGGAACCGCGGCAACCTGCCCGATCATATCGATGTGCGCGGCCTGGGCGGCTACACGATCGTACCGCCCAGCCATTGCGAGGGCGACGCCAAGAACGCCACCGGTACGTATCGGTGGCTGCGCGGCGATGCAGACGCCGAGATCGTCGCGATGCCGGCCGAGCTCGTCGCAGTGCTGCGGTCGCCGACCGGCAAGCGCAAGGGCGATCAGACCGATGTCGTCACGTCGGCCTATGTCCCGCGCGACGTCTTCCCGGTCGACGTGGACGCACGTCACAAGCGGTACGCGCAGATCGCGCTTCAGGAGGAGATGGACGAACTCGCGGCAACGCCGGTCGGCGGTGGCCGATGGGGCGGTCGCAACGCCGGCATCTATCATTCGGCGATGAAGATGGGCGGGCTCGTCATGGCGGGCGCGATCGCAGAGGGCTTCGTGCGCGCCGGCCTCGAATCGGTCGTACGCGCCATGCCGCAGAACGACGACCTGGCGGGCGCGCTGAAGGCAATCGACAACGGCTTCGCCAACGCAAAGCCCCGCGATCTCGGCGCCGTAGGCGCGCAGACGGCGCGCGGCCGCGATAGTGGCCGGTCCGCATCTTCTTCGTCGTACGCGCCCGAGGTTCCGCCGCTCGATGCCTATGCCGAGGATGTCGGCCGGTTCGAACCCGCACCCGGCGAAAATGGATTTTCCGAGCCCTTCCAAAACGGAACCATCAGCCCCGCGGCACAGGCTGGGGGGTCAGGGGGGCGCATTGCGCCGGCCAAGGACGAGGGGCTGGATCGCCAATGCGCGGTGTTGGCGACCACGGACCTCGGCAATGCGGAACGTTTCAGGGCGCGGCATGCGTGGCGTTTCCGGTTCTGCAACGAACTCGGCTGGTTCGTATGGGACGGACGGCGCTGGGAGTTACTTTCCGAGGAAAAGGACAAGATACCCGGCAAGGTCAGTCTCGCCGTGTTCGATACGGTGCGGTCGATCCTGCACGAAGCGAACCTGGTCGCGGCTAGCGGCCTCAAGGAGGAGCTTCCCGACGACGCAACCGACGAGCAGCGCGCGGCGGCACTGGACTATATCGACCGGTGGAAGGGCAGCGGCGATAACAAGGTGCCGATCTACTACAGCGATGTTCTGCGTGCCCATGCGAAGTCGAGCGAGGGATCGCAGCGGCTGGGATGCATCGCCGGACTGGTGAAGTCGTTCATCGACGTCTCGATCCGCGCCGATGCGATGGACGCCGACCGGATGGCCGTGAACCTGCTCAACGGTACGCTGCGGCTGACGCAGGAAGGCAAGCGGTGGGCGATGGTCGAGGGTGTCTTCAAGCCGATCACGATGGGCAAGCGATGGGGCATGCGGCTCGATACGCACCGTCCCGAGGACCTGATCAGCAAGATCGCCAACGTCGTGTTCGATCCGAAGGCGACCAGCCCGGAATACGACAAGTTCCTCGCGGTCGTGCAGCCTGACGAGAAGATGCGGCGCTTCCTCCACCAGTGGGGCGGTTTGAGCGTCACCGGCGACATCAGCGAGCAGAAGCTGGCGTTCTTCCATGGCAAGGGCCGCAACGGCAAGTCGACGCTGGTGGACGCGTGGAGCTACATTGCGGGGGACTATGGTGGATCGGTCGGGATCGAGACGTTCCTCGACCAAGGGCGTGGTCGCAAGGGCGGCGAGGCAACGCCCGATCTTGCCCGCCTGCCCGGTATCCGGTTCCTGCGCACGTCCGAGCCCGAGAAGGGTGCGAAGCTGGCGGAGGCGCTGATCAAGCTGATCACGGGCGGCGAGCTCATCGACGCGCGCCATCTGAACAAGGGCTTCTTCTCGTTCCTGCCATCGTTCAAGGTGACGATCTCGGGCAACCACAAGCCTAAGATCACCGGTCACGACGACGGGATATGGCGGCGCGTCATGCTGGTGCCCTGGGACGTCCAGATCGCCAAGGAGGCGGTCGACAAGGCGCTGCCGGAGAAGCTGAAGAAGGAATCGTCCGGTATCTTCAACCGACTGATGGAGGGCCTTCTCGACTGGCGGGAGCACGGTCTCGTCGAGCCCGACAGCGTGATCGCGGCGACGGCCAAATACCGCGAGCAGAGCGATCAGCTAGGCCGGTTCCTCGACGAGTGCACCAAGGCGGTCGCTGGGGCGCGATCCAAGTCGTCGGCGCTGTTCGAGCTGTTCAAGGCGTGGTCGAAGGCCAGCGGCTCGGCGGAGTGGCAGACGCAGGGTTTCTCGAAAGCGATGGAGGATCGCGGTTTCGAGAAGAAGCCGTCGAACGGCATTCAGTGGCTCGACATCGAGATGACGAAGTCGGTCGCCGACTATGTCGACGCCGATGCTGGCCGCTCCGGATACGGCGGTGATCCCGGACCCTATCCAGATGACGAGCCGCTGTAGGCTGAATTTGGAAGGGGTTTGCCTTCCGGCTGGAACCACGATTGGAAGGACGAAAATGGCGGATTTGTGCGGGCTTGGAAGGGGTGGAAGGGCTTTGCTTGGTCCTCCCGTCATGTGCGCGTGTGGGCGCGCATGCGCACACGAAAGACCCTGAATTATCATTCCAATCCTTCCAATCTCTTCGATCGAACAGATCGAACCAAACAGAAACGGCGGAAATCCGCCAATCACGCGAACCCAAAGGACCGATACAATGGAAGGACACTCCGCCGACGTCTCCACTCCGATGGAAGGACAACCCCTTCCACGCGATTTCTGGGCGTTCGACATGGTGCAGGAGCGCCTGGTCGAGGCGATGATTACATGCTGGCGCCATCCCGATCGCGAACGCGGGTGGCAGCAGGTCCGGTCGGCGTGGCCCGACATCTTGCGCGAGGTATCGGCTGGAGACTATGACGCCCGCGGTGCTGACCTCGCCAGTTCGGATGTCGAGATCCGTCCGGCCTCGCTGACGCGGATCGAGGTCGGCGAGATGGAAGAGGCGTTCGGATGGACGGACATGCTGGCGCTCGACGATCGCAAGCTGGTGGGCATGGCGATCACCGAACTGGCCAAGGGGCAGCGCGAGGTGAAGTGGCGGCGTCTGCTGCTGCGCATGGGCCTGCAACGCGGTGCTGATGGCCTGCGCATGCGGTACGGGCGCGCCATCAACGCGATCTGCATCGCCAAGAATGGCGGAAATGCACTGGGTTGACGTGTCAAGGGAGACGATTTGCCCGAACGGTAATTTTAGGTGTTCGCCTATCGTGTGATTTGCGCCTATTTATTGACACACTGGGTTGGGCCTTCGGGTTCGATGCAGCCTTCCTCCCCCTTGATGACCCCTTCGACGGGCGGCGTGGCTTCGGTCTCGCCGCCCGTCGCCGTTTTGGGATCTGACGGTGGCATACCCCCACCCCCAACGGGTCCCTTTGGGGGGTGTACGGGTCGGACGGTGGGGCTGAGCGCGCGCTCGCGCTGTTCAACCCCGTTTTCGCATTATGAACTTCGTGAACTGAACTGTTCACGGACGTTGAACGAGGTGCTCCATGACGCTGATGACGAAGGGCGAGTTCGCCGTTCATCGCGGCGTCGGGAAATCGGCCGTTTCGAACTGGGTCAAGAAAGGTCTGCTGGTCATGGGCGAGTGCCCGACCAGTGGGGTGATCAAGGTCGATGTCGAGCGGTCTGAAGCGCGGATCAATACGCGGGTCGATCCGATGCGGGGGCGGCCTAGTGCCGGTCTCCCGCTCGCCGCACCTGCGGCAGTAGAGGAAGGGGGTGATCAGTCTGACGGTCGGCGGAGTGCGGCGCATGTGCGTGCCGATCTCGCCGAAGAGACGCTGGCCAGCATGCGGCGTAAGAACGCACGCGAAGCGGGCGAACTAGTCCCCGCGGTCGAGATGCATCGGCGTAGCGCCGAGCTTGGCCGCGTATGCCGCGAGCGAATGCTCTCGATGTTCCGCGGTATCTCGGAACGGCTGGCGGTCGAGAAGGACACTCGCACGATCATGACGATCGGCATCGCGGAGATAAACCGCGTGTTCGCGGAGCTCGCCGATCAGGTCGAGCAAGGCGTGCTCACCGCCGAGGACGACACGCCCGAAGATCTGGCAATCGAAAACGAGGTGGCGGCAGCCGAACTCACGGAGGCATAATGGCGTTCGACTATGACCGCTTCGGCGATGCTGCCGCAGCGGCCTTGCGAACGAACGCCAACGGCCTCGACAAGTCGATCGCATCGGGCCTCCGCCCGCCGCCCGACATGTGGTTGTCGGAATGGACCACGAAGTTCCGCCGCTTCGCCGATGACGATCCCATCCCCGGCCCCTGGCGACATTCGACGGCGCCGGAACTGGTCGAGATCATGGACTCGATGTCGCCGCAGGATCCCTGCGAGGAAGCGGCCATCATCAAGTGCGCCCAGTCGGGCGGCTCGGCATCGGCGGAAAACTGGATCGGGTTCATCTCCGATCTGGCGCCGGGGCCGATGCTGTTCGTCCAGGCGACGCTGAAAGCCGCGCTCGACTGGGCGGCTGAGAAGTTCTGGCCGATGGTCGAGAACACGCCTCGCCTCAATCCGGAGCGGGGCGGGACGATCCGCGCGCAGGGTACGCCGGACGGCAACGGCTCGACGAAGAGCAAGATCAGGTTCTCTCGGTCCAACGGTTTCGTGCTGCTGGCCGGCGCGAACTCTGCCGCCTCACTCCGCCAGCGCACCGTGCGCTACGCGGTCGAGGACGATCTCGACCAGTTCCCCGAGGACCTGGACGGGCAAGGCTCGCCGGAAGTCATGGTCGACCAGCGCCTGAAGGTGTGGCGTCGACAGGGTCTGTCGAAGCGGCTGAAGATCTCGACGCCGACGATCAAGGGCACGAGCAAGATCGGGCGGGCGTACGCCGTGTCCGATCGCCGGCGCTACCACCTGAAGTGCCCCGAATGCGGCAGCCGGTTCGTTCCCGAGTGGGGCGATATCCAGTGGCCGGACGGCAAGCACGAACAGGCCCACCTGATACCGCCCTGCTGCGGCTTCGATCATATCGAGCATTGGCAGAAGGCGGGAATGAAGCTGCCCGATGGGTGGCTGTCGGACGAGATCGACGGCGTGAAGACGCCTCGCATCCTGACCGAAGAGGAATTCCGGGCTGCCCGTGGGCGGATGCCGGCCAGTGTTAAGCGCGGCTTCCATCTGACCGGCATCATTTCATCGTTCCAGACATGGGCCGACATGGCCGTGTCGTTCCGCGATGCGCAGGGTGATCTGAACAAGCTGAAGACATGGACCAATCTGGTCCATGGTTTCGAGTTCGAGTTGAAGGGCGGCACCCCGGATTATGAGAAGCTCCGCGAACTGCGCGAGCAAGGATGGGGTCCGCGCCAGATCGTCAACGTCCCCGTCGGGCCGTTGGTCACGACCCTAGGCGTCGACGTCCAGGGCGACGGTCTCTACCTCGAAAAGGTCGGATGGAGCGAGAACGCGGAAAGCTGGACGCTGGACGCTCGCTTCCTCCCCGGCCCTACCGACGTGAAGGGCGAAGGCGCATGGGCCGATCTCGACACATACGCCCGCCGCAAGATGGTCTTTCCCGGCGGGCGCACCTTCGGGATTGATCAGGTCTGCGTCGACGCCGGGTACAATACCGAGGCGGCTGAAGCGTTCTGCCGAGCACATCCGAACCGCCTGGCGGTATTCGGTCGCGCCGGCTGGAACCTGCCCATCCTCGGGCGGGGCGAAAACCTGCGGTACGAGCAGCAGGGTCGCAAGGCCGGGCAGGCGTCGAAGAAGGCTGAGGACAAGGCGTTCATCGTCGGCACGTTCGGCGTGAAGCTCAGCTGGTACGGCTTCCTTCGCTCGACGCTTGCCGCAGCGGAGGCCGAAACGGTTGGCGCGATCTCCGCATCGCGCGGCCGCGCGCACTTCAACGTCGACCTGCCCGACGAGTATTTCGAACAGGTCACGGCGGAAACGATAATCACCGAGATGGTCGCCGGTCAGCCGCGCCGGGTCTGGAAGCCGCTCGCCGGTCGACCGAACCACTGGCTGGATTGCCGGGTCTACAACACCGCCGCGCACGAAAAGCTGATGCTCGACACCCTGACGCCCGCCGACTGGGCGCGTCTCAGGGCGGAGCGGCATGGTGGGAAGGATGGTCCGCAGCCCGGCTTGTTCGACGGCCCCATCATCGCGGATCCGGCCGCACCGGTGGAGGATGTCGAGCAGCCCGAACCTCAAACGGTGCCGCAGTCGCGCGACACCTATCTCGAACAAAGTGAAGGATGGCTCTGATGCCCGCACCCGATTACGTACCCGAGATCGCCGCTCTGGAGCGTGGCCTCGGCACTGGCGAAGCTCGCATCGAAAGCGACGGCGACAGCGTCACCTATCGCGGCGTCGGCGATATCATGAAGGCGCTGGAATACTTCCGGAGCCGCGCAGCTGCTGCATTCGCACCGCAGACGCGCTCGATGAACACGCTCGCGTCGTACGATCCGAACTGATCTCGATGGCATTCGGTGACCTGATCGACGGCGCAATCGAGCCGTTCGCCCCGTTGTGGGCGGCGCGTCGGCAGGCCGCGCGTGCCGGCCTTAATGCCGTTCGCCAGTACGATGCCGCTGGGCGTGGCCGTCGTACGAAGGGGTGGAAGCGTCCGGCCACGTCGGCGGATGCGGAGAATGCGAACGGCCTCGTGATGCTGCGTAACGGTGGGCAGGATCTCGTTCGCAATAACAAGTATGCCGCAGCGGGCGTGCGCCAGATCGTCGCCAACATGATCGGCGACGGCATCGCGCCCCAGTTCACCCACGCCGACCCGGCAGTCGCGCGCAAGGCGCAGGACGCCTGGGACAAGTGGGCGGAGGGTCGCGTCAGCGACCGCGGCGACTTCTACGAGCACCAAAAGGTCGGTGCGCGCGGCATGATCATCGGCGGTGAAACGCTGACGGTATGGCGTCCGAAGGGGAATGAGCCGAACGCCCTGATCGATGGCCTTGAAGGCGACTATCTCGACCTGACTCGCACCGGACGCCTGACCGGTGGCAACACGGTTCGGCAGGGTGTCCAGTACGACGAAGATCGCAACATCGGCGCTTACTGGTTGTTCGACGAGCATCCCGGCGACGTACTGATGGGCGGCTCGTCCATGTCTGCGCCAGTCGACGCAGAGCATGTCGACCACGTGTTCGAGCGCCTCCGGTTCGGGCAGTCGCGCGGCGTGTCGTGGCTGTCCTCGGTCGCGATGACGCTGCGCGATATCGGTGACATCGAGGACGCCGTTCGCATGCAGCAGAAGGTGCAGGCGTGCCTCGGGCTCGTCATCACGCCGCCCGAAGGCAGTGCCGGTTCGCCGCTGGCGGCAGCCCGCGAGGGTGACGAGCGGCCGGAGCGCGGCGTGGAGGCCCTGTCGCCAGGCCTGATCTTTCGTGCGCGTCCCGGCGAGACCGTCAACACGATCAACCCGACCCAGTCGGGCGGAGCGGTCGAGTTCATCCGGCAACAGATGGCGGCGGTTTCGGCCAATATGGCACCGTACCACCTGATGACGGGCGACGTCAGTCAGGCGAACTATTCCAGCCTACGCGCGGCGATGCTCGGCCACTGGGCACTGCTCGACGACTGGCAGCAGAATGTGATCATCCCACATCAGGTAGGCCCGGCCGTCCAGCGCCGTCTTCGCACGCTTTGGCTCCAGACCGGCGACCGCCGCGTGATGGATTGCAAGATCGCTTACGCGCTGCCGATCCGTCGCTTCGTCGACCCGATCAAGGATCTGATGGGCGAACTGATCGAGATCCGCGCCGGCCTGAAGTTGCTCAGCCGCTCGCTCGCCGAGCGCGGCATCAACGCCGACGACCATATGCGCGCGATCAAGCAGATGAACGATCTGATCGACGAGCTCGGCCTCGCGCTCGACAGCGATCCGCGACGCCTCACCGACTCCGGCGTGCTGCAGGCCGCTGCCGGATACATCGCGCCCAAGGGCGCGGACAACGCCGCCAAGTAAGGAAGACACGATGATCCGAACCGCTCTGGCGGCGCAGTGTTCTGCGCTCGCCCTTCTCTCCGCGTCCGCCGTCATGACGCGCAACACGCCCGCTGGCATCGACCCGCAGGAACGTCGCCAGCCGCAAGTCGGTGGGCGTGGTCAGCGCGCCGCGGCGTTCGCGCCCGACAGCTACGACGCCGAGGCGCGTACCGTCGAGGCTGTCCTGTCCGCGGGCTCGCCCGTCCGGCGCTACTATTTCACCGAAGAGCTGGAGATCAGCGAGACCGCCGTCGACCTCGGGCGCGTCGAGCGTGGCCTCTGCTCGCTGCTCGACGCACACAACCAGTATTCGGTGAGTGGCATCGGCGGGACGGTCACCAACGTTCGCATCGAGAATGCCGAACTGGTTGGCACGTTCACCTTCGCCGACACGGAATTCGGTCGAATGATCGAAGGCATGGTCGCGCGCGGCGAGCTCCGCGGCGTGTCGATCGGTTACCGCGTCACGAAGTGGGAAATCACCCGCACCGAAGACGACGGCCACGAGACCTGGCGGGCGACCGCCTGGGAATTGCTCGAGGCCAGTCTCGTCCCCGTTCCCGCAGATCCGAACGCCGGGGTTCGATCTGCATCAGGCACCGCCATCCCCGGCACCACGCAAGAGGAAGATGATATGCGACGCAACCTCCCTGGCGGCGCGGCTGCGGCCGCCCTCGCCTCCACGTCCCTGACCCCGCCGGCCGCGGCTGCCGACGCTTCGCGCGCCGTGCCGGTTGCAGAACCCGTTGCGCCGGCTGGCGGTGTTACCGTCACCCGCTTCGGCGCAACCGACGCAGTCGATTTCATGGATCAGGCTCGTAGCTTCGGCGTCGAGACCCGCGCCCGCGAACTGGTCGATCAGAACAGCCGCGGCGAGATCGGCACCGAGGCCGCACGGTCGGCCATCATGCAGGCGGCAGCCGAGGCCCAGCGCTCCGCTACGGGCGGCGTGCGCGCCACCCCCGGTTTCGGTGCGAACGGGCGGCAGGAAGAAGGCTCGCGTAACGCGATCGCCGACGCGCTGGTCGCCCGTACTCTGCGCGAGCAGCCGAGCGATGCGGCGCGCGAATTCATGGGCATGCGCCTGCTCGAAATCGCCGCCAGCCGTGCCGGCCTCAGCCCGCGTGAACGCGATCCCATCACCATCCTGCGCGCCGCGCATACCAGCTCGGATTTCCCGCTGCTGATGGAGGGTGCCGGCAACCGCGTTCTGCTTGCACGGTACAATGCTGCGGAGCCGACCTATCGCGATCTCGCTGCCCGCCGCGATCTCACCGACTTCAAGGCCACCAACCTTCTGCGCATCGGCGATTTCCCGACGCTCCTCCCGTATGAGGAGGACGGCGAGATCAAGGCCGGCACGATCGGCGAGGGCAAGGAAACCGTGATCCTCGGTTCCTATGGCCGTATTCTGCGTCTGTCTCGTCAGGCGATCGTCAACGACGATCTGGGCGCGTTCGATCAGGTGTTCGGCTCGATCGGCCGCATGATCGCGCGGTTCGAGAACAACACGTTCTACGCGATGAAGGCGCAGAATGGTGGCCTCGGTCCGAAGCTGTCGGATGGCAAGACGCTGTTCCACGCCGACCATGGCAATCTGCTCGCGGGTGCTAACGGTACCGAACTCGCCATCGACAGCCTCGGCACCGGCCGGGCATCGATCCGTCGGCAGAAGGACGCGGACGGCAACATCCTGAACGTCGCCCCGAGCCGGATCCTCGTCGGCGCCGAACTGGAGACGAAGGCGGAACAGCTTATCTCGCCGCTCCAGCCGCAGCAGGCAGGCAACGTCAACCCGTTTGCGGGTCGACTGACCCCGACCGTGGACGGCACCATTCAGGGGGCTTCCTGGGAGCTTTACGCGGACCCGGCGGATTTGCCGACGTTCGTGTACGGTTATCTCGCCGATGCCCCGGGACCGCGCGTGCTGTCCGAGGAGTCCTTCAACGTCGACGGCATGGCCTGGCGCGTGACCGAGGATTTCTACACCGGCGCGGTCGACTACCGCGGCGCATACCGCAACACCGGTAAGGCCGCCTGAGCAGCCCGCCCCGTACTTCACCAACCTTTGTGACCGGCAGGGCCTAACGGCCCGGCCGGATGGAGCCTTACGTCATGAAGAACTTCGTTCAGGAGGGCCACGCCCTCGACTATGTCGCGCCCGCCGGTGGCGTGGTTTCCGGCCTCGCGCTGCTGATCGCGAGCATCCTCGTCATCCCGTCGACCACGAAGGCAGAGGGCCAGCCATTCTCCGGCTGGATCGAGGGCGTCTACACCCTGCCCTGCGCGACCGGTACGGCATGGACGATGAACGTTCCGCTCTACTGGGACGATGCCAACGATCGGCTGACGACCAACGCCAATGGCACGGTCAAGGTCGGGATGGCCGCAGCGCCGAAGCCCGCAGGCGATGCGTTCGGCGCGATCAAGCTGCTGCCGACCGTCTGATATGGGCTTCTCCGAACGTCGCGAGGCGCTAACCGATATCGCCTTCGCGACGTTCGGAGATCCCGCCACCTGGGGCGACAAGCCCGTCACCATCCGCCCGAAGCAAGGCGAGGAGGACGACGGCTACGGCCCGGTCCGTGTCGTCAGCACCTCGACGATCATCCGCGTGCGCAAGTCCGAGATTGCCGAACCGAAGGTCGGCGAAATTGTCGTCGTGCCGGGCGGTCGTCTGGCGGGCAGCTACACCGTACGCCGCGGCGCGATGCTCGACGACAAGGGCGTCTGGGACTGCCCGATGGATGCCACGCCATGATGTCGAACAAAGTTACCGGCTTTCGCGAGCTTGATCAGCAGCTTGCAAAATTGGCGGCGGGTGTGCCGGAGGATCGGCAGAGACAGGCGCTGCATGCCGGAGGCGAAATCATCGCTGCCGAGATGCGTCGCTTGGCGCCGTTCCTGACCGGCAACCTTCGCGATAGCATTCTTGTCGCGGACGATCGCGACGCGCGCATTTACGGCAAGGTCAACCTGCCCGGCATGAGCGTATTCGTCGGGCCCGCCGGATCCACCGAGGACGGCGACGTCTATTACGCCAAGTTCCAAGAGTTCGGGTGGCTCGACAATCCCGGCACGCCGTTCGCGCGTCCCGCCATCGCGACCAAACGCCCGGAGGCGGAGCGCGTCGTCATGTCCATGTTGAGGCGCGACGTGCTGGAGCTCGCACGATGACGTTCGAGGAAGCGCTCTCCGCGCGCATCGAAGAGGAACCAAGCCTTGCAGCGATGCTGTCCGATGATGGTGGCTGGTCGGCGCGCCTCGATGCGTTCCCCGGCATCACGTTCCGTGTCGTCGTCGACGTGCGTGAGCAGCACTTGAAGGGTTTCCAGCGCTTCCGACCGACAACCGTCCAGGCCGACGTCTACGCGACCACGCGTACCGAAGCCGCGAGCATTCGCGAGCGGTTGATTGCGTTGCTCGTTCCGACCGCCCTGGTTGGCGAGATACGATTTCAACGCGGGATGATCAGCTCCGTCCGTGGCGGCCTTGAGCCTGAACAGTCGGGCGAGCGGCAACGCTATCGCGGGGAAGTAGCGCGCGAGTCGATCGACTTCATCTTCACTCACAACGCTTGATCAAAAGGAGCGATCATCATGGACGCACAAGGCAACAGCGAAGCCCGTATCGGTTGGGGTAGCGGCACGAAGGTCGCAAAGGCCGATGGCACCATGTTCGAACTGGACGAGGTGACTGCGGTCCTTCTGCCGGAAGAGACGGTGGACGACGTCGAGGTCACGCATCTTAAGTCCCCACGCCGATCGAAGGAATACAAGCCCGGCCTGGGCGACAGCGGCGATGGCTCGCTGGAACTGAACTACATTCCCGGCAGCGATACCGACGTGCTGCTTCGCGAAATGCAGACGGCGCGTGCCGTTCGGAAATACGAGACGACGCTGCCGGACGAAGCCGGGGAGCCCGCGTGGCGGATCACGGGGTACTTCTACGTGAAGGGCCGCTCGCGCGCGGTCGCGGCCGGCGACCGCATGTCGTGCACGGTCAACGTGCGCTTCACCGGTCCGTCTGACGAAGACGAGGCTCCTGCCACTCCGGGCGGTGGCGCGTAATGCAGGGCGAGGTCGTCTTCGACGTCGAGGGGGAGCGTTTCACGCTCTTCCTCGGCAACGCCGCGCAGTGCGACATCGAGGCCCAGTACGACAAGGGCTTCTTCGCGATCGTCACCGACGCGATGCCGATCGGCGTGCCGGCGCATGTCGCGCTCAATCCCGAACAGTATCCGGACGAGATCATGGCGGCGTCGAGACAGCTGCGCATGAGCGTCATTCGCGACCTCGCCTGGCACGGCCTGCGTAAGCATCACCCCGAACTGCAGCAGGGCGATATCAGCGATCTGATCGATAAGATGGGTCATGGGCCGTTCGGCGAGATCGTCGGGCGCGCGATCTTCGCGTCGCGTGACACGGGGGCGGGCAACGAAGCCGCCCCAAAAAAGCCTTCGACCCGCGCGCCCGTGCGGACTGGGCCGCGCGCCAAGAAGAGTGGTCGGAAGCCGGTCTAGATCCGGATACGTTCTGGCGCGGCACACCGGCTAGCTTCGGCGCCGCCATGCGCGGCCGTCTGAAACTGGAGCGCGGTCGCTATGAACTGGCGCTCTACTCCGCATGGCAGACCGAACGGTTCGCCCGCGAGGACAAGTTGCGCCCGTTCCGAAAGTATCTCGGCGAAGCGCGTGCAACCAAGGGGCTTCAGCGAGCGCAGACGCCGATCGAGGCGCTCGCCGTGTTCGAGACTCTGAAGGGTTCGGGCATCCCCATGACGATAACGAGGATCAAATAATGCAGCAGTTGCTGGCATCGCTCGTCATCGGGATGAGCGTGAAGGACGAGGCGTTCAAGGCCGGCATGGCCAGCGCGCGTCAGGAAGCCAACCGCACCGGGCAGGACTTCCAGAAGAGCGCCGACACGATGGGTGGCGCAATGCAGCGTGCGGCCATCCAGGTAAACGACGCCGCGCACCGCATGATGTCTGCCGTGTCGGACGCGGGCGCGAAGGTGCGCACCGCTGGGCTGGCAATGACCGCAGGGCTAACGCTCGGCCTCGCCGGTATCGGCATCGCGTCGAAGAGCTCGGCATCCGATTTCCAAACCGCCATGAACTCGGTTCACTCTGCATTGGTCACGGCGAGTCCCGAGCAGCTGAACAAGCTCCGCGACGCAGCGCTTACCATGGGGCCGGCGGTGGGGCGCAGTGCGGTCGAGGCAGCCAACGCGATCGAGTCCCTCGCCAAGAACGGCATGAGCGCATCGGCTATCCTTGCTGGCGGCTTGAAGAGTGCGCTTACCCTTGCGGTCGTGGGGCAGTCGGATCTGGGCGGCGCTGCCGATCTCACGACCGACATCATGGCTCAATTCGGTAAGACGGCGAGCGATCTCCCGACGATCGTCGACAAGGTATCGGGCGCGCTGGACGCGTCCAAGATGGGGTTCGATGATTATCGCCTCGCAATCGGTCAGCTGGGCGGCGTCGCTGGCGGTCTCGGATATTCGTTCGATGACATGAATACGGCGCTCGCCGCCAGCGCGTCATATTTCCAGTCCGGTTCCGACGCCGGCACGTCATTCAAGACGTTCCTGACGATGCTGATCCCCGGCTCCAAAGATGCCGAGCGTGTGATGGCGAAGCTGGGTCTTTCGTTTTTCGATGCAGCGGGCCACGCCAAGCCGCTGGCGGAAACCGCGGAGCTCCTGCATCAGAAGTTCGGCAAGCTCAACGACAAGAGCCTGCAGGACGGCATGACGAAGGTTTTCGGCGCCGATGCCATGCGTACGGCGATTGCCCTAACCCGTCTCGGCGCCAAGGGGATCGAGGACTACGGTTCCGCCATCGACAAAGTGTCGGCATCGCAGAAGATGGCGATCCTGCTCGACGGCGAAGCTGCCGCAGCCCAGCGGCTATCGAGCGCATGGACGGGCCTCAAGATCCAGTTGGGCAACGCCGGAATTATTCAGGCGATCACCGCGATCAAGGACGGCCTCGCCAGCCTCGTTGCGCAGATCGCGGCGTCGCCGCCTTGGTTCTTCAAGGCCGTGGTCGCGATCGGCGCCATGGCTGCTGCGGTCGGTCCACTGATACTGGTCCTTGGCGTCGTCGCTAAAATCGGATTGCCGTTGTTCCTTGCGCGCCTGTCGCCGATCGGTGCGGCCATCGGTTTCATCATCGCGCCGATGCGCTCGCTAATCCTGCTATTGGGCCAGTTGGCGCTTCAGGCCGGTGCCGCGACGATGATCGGACGGCTCGGTACCGCCATGATCGGTTTTGCCGGTCCTATCGGCCTCGCCATCGCTGCACTGACGATCCTCATTCCGATGATGATGCGCACCGCGACCGTCTCATCGACGGTAGCGAAGGCAACGGACGCCGCGCGGGCCGCGAACGACAAGGCGACCGAGACCACCAACCAACTGACGACCGCGACGGGAAAGCTTCGCGTCGAACTGCTGCGGAAGGCTCAGGCTGATCGGCAAGCGGCGGTTGCGGCGATGAAAAAGACGCAGGCCGATCTACAGGCGGCTAAGGCCGCGTATGTCCGGTCGAAGGCGGCACTGCCGACCATCAACGCGGTTTCGATGGGCAGCGGATCGTATTCGGGTGGCGGCGGTGCTGGTCAGGCTGCGAACGCGACGGCGCGGTTTGCGGGTCAGCAGGCGGTTGATCAAGCGCGAGTCGACCTTCAGGCAAGCATCGACAACGTCGGCACCATGATCGACGCGGTCAACAAGTTCACGACCGCGATCCACGCGCCCGATCCGTCCTCGTCCAAGCTCGACATGAACTTCGACGATCCGACCAAGAAGAAGCCCGGCGGCAAGAAGGGTCGCGACACCTCGGCAGATGACGAGGACTATGCCGCCAAGCTGGCGGAGGTGCGGAACGCCCAGTTGCAGGCGAACGCGGACCTGACCGAAAGCTATCAGGCTCGCTACCGCGCAGACATGGATAGCCTCAAGGCTGATCGAGCCGCCTACGCGAAGCAACTTGCAACCGATGACGGTCTGACTGCGGCGAAGCGTGAAACGCTGATGGCAGAGAAGGACGCCGAGCTTGAAATAAGGCGGGCCGTTGTCGAGCGTGCGCGTCATACGGCGATCGAGCAGATCGGTTATGATCTCGCCAAGGCGCAGAACGACGCTGCTCAGGAGGTCGCCCAAGCCCAAAGCGCGATGGCAGACAGCGTTGCCGGTCGTCGCGAGGCCGAACTCCGTCTTCTGGATCTCCAGCGCCAGCAGGAGGAGGCGGATCTCGAACTCATCCTCGCAACAAAAGCGACTGCCTCGGCCGAATGGGCGAACGCCGACAAGCGGAAGGCAGCGCTGGTTGGCATCTACGAGATGCGCGCTGATGCGGCGAAGCGCAACAACGAAGGGCCGGCCGACAGTTACATGCGGTCGCTCAACCTGTCCGCGTCGGCGATCAATGAACAGGTGCAGGACATCGGCGTCACGGCGCTGAAGGATCTGAACACGCAAATGTCCGACGCCATCCTCGGCGCCAAGTCGCTCGCTAGTGCCTTTGCCGACATGGGCAAGCGGATCATTGCTTCACTGCTAGACATCGCCATCCAGCAGGCCGTGATCAAGCCGCTCGCCAACAGCTTGTTCGGCGCCGCGGACTCGGCCGGCAACCGGTCGGGCGGGTTCATGGGTTCGATTGGGACGCTTCTGTCGTCCACGTTCGGGGGCGGCAAAGCGTCGGGCGGGGGTATTGATCCAGCCAGCTGGTATGTGGTCGGCGAGAAAGGCCCAGAGCTATTCGCGCCAGGTGTCTCGGGTACGGTCATTCCGAACGGAGGGCGCGGGACACGCTCCGGCAGCGGAAGCATCGCTTCGATCGTTCCATCGCCCTATTTCAACGCCGTCGTCGACGGCCGTGTCGTCCGCGGGTCGATGCCAGTTGCGCAGGCGACGATGGCGAGCGGCATGGCCGAAGCCGGTCGCGCGAGCTCATGGCGCGCACGGCAGACCCTCGGCTGATGGGCATCATCGATCTGCCGGAATGGGCTGTCCCGAACGGCGCGACGCCGTCGTTCATGGATTTTGGCGCCATCCTCCGACCGTCCACCGGCGCAGGACTGCTCCGCGTCGATCGCCTGGGATCGCGATACAAGGTGAAGCTGTCGTTTCCGCCCTTCACGGATCAGGCGCAGGGCCGAATCATCGTGTCGAGGCTGATCCGCGCCAAGCGGATGGGGCTGCGGACCGAATATCCGCTCGTCTGTCCCCAACCGTTGCAGGACGGCACGGTCGATGGCGCGGGGCAGGCTGGCACAACACTGCGTGTGAAGGGGCTCTTTCGCGGCCAGATCGTCCGCGAGGGTTACTGGCTGAGCGTCGTCCGCGCATCCGGCCAGCACTACCTCCACAACGTCGCTGGCGAAGTAGTCGTCGACGCTGAGGGCCGCGCCGCCCTGCCACTGTCGGAAATGCTGCGGTGGCCGTTCGCCAACGGCGATCAGGTCAAACTCGTGCGCCCCATGATTGAGGGCATCGTCGACGGCGACGAGCAGGCGTGGAGCCTGTCGATCGAACATTTCATTGGCATCGAATTTACGGTCGAGGAGGCTGGTTAATGGATCGCGTTTTGCTCGCCGGCCTCATGAAGGCCGAACTGCCCGGCCACACGATCCTGCTGTGCGACGGCGGTTTCGTGACGTGGAATGGCGAAACCTATCTCGGCGTCGACGAGACGTTCGGGACGGTCGACAAGTTCGTGCCGCCCGAGGAGGGCGTCGGCGATGTCATTCCAGCCGGCACACTCACGATGCTGCCGAACGGCGACGTGTCGGCGATCGCGCTGTCGCAGCCTGCGTATCAGGGCTCGCGCATTCGCTTCTGGATCGCGGAGATCGCCGAGGCAACCGGCTTGATCGTGGGGGATCCCGACCTTCAGGCGGACTGGCAGCTGGATCGCACGACGTTGAAATCCAAGCGGGGGGACCGGAGCCTCGACATCGACATGGTCAGCACGGCGCAACGCCTGCTCGCTAAGGTCGAAGGCATCTGCCTGTCGAGCTCGTCGCACTCGTCGATCTTCCCCGGCGAGCGCGGGTTCGACAACGCGACCGGTCTCGGCGTGAACTTCGCCTGGGGAGTTGCCTCCCCGCCGCGTGGCGTAGTTGCGAGCAATACCGGTGCTTAATCTCGCTCAGCGCGTCACCGCGACCGACAAGGTGGTAGCCCGGTTTCGCAACCGGCCGTTCGATTGGGCCACTCGCCGCACATGCATCCACCTCGCCCGTGCGCAGGCTCGTGCGCTCGGTCATCGTCCGCCCGCGATCCCCGACTTCCGCTCCCCGCGCGGCGCAAAGACCGCGCTGAATGCGCTGGGGCACGAAACGCTCGAGCAGCTGCTTGACAGCCTGTTCCCGCGCATCGCGCCTCTCGCCGCATGGGTCGGCGACCTCGTGATCATGGCGGGCGGCGACGGCGACTTCGACGGGATCGGCATCGTCGCGGGTGGAAAGATCATCGGCTATCACGAGGATCATCTCGCGGACGGCCTGGTCAACGTCGTGCCAGTCGGTCTTGATCCGTACGTCGGAGCATGGCGGCTGTGAGCGGCTTCGCGCGCAAGGTGGCACTGGTCGCCGGTGTCGTGGCCCTGGCTGCGACGGGCGTCGGTCTCGGCGTCGGGCTGGCCGGATATGGTGCCGGGCTGGGCATCGCCGGCATCGGCAGTTTCTCGGCGATCGCCACCGCTGCGTCCGTCGTCGGCGGTGTCGCCAGCCTCGCGTCCGGCGCGCTCGCCAAGACGCCCCCTGCCCGCGGCTCGGTCAACTCGATCACGATCGGCACCGATCAGCCGATGCCGTACCTGATCGGCGAGACCTACTATGGCGGCGCGCGCGTACAGCAGGTCGGCTACGGGCCGACGATCGACAAGGTTCCGAACCCGTACGGACTGATCGTCGACGTCTATTCCGGCGCGGGTCCGATCGAAGGGCTTGTCGATTGCCAGTCCGAGTTCCAGAGCCTCGGCATTCCTGCGGGCGGTGGCGCGGCAAATGGCTACGCCAGCGGCTTCCTGTGGGCGTCGACGCAGTCCGGCGCAATGCCAGAGCCTGCCGCTCTCGCGCCTCGCTGGGCGGGTGCTCCTGGCTGGGGTGCCGACTACCGGTTGTCCGGATACGCAGCGATCGCGTGGTCGCTGCTGTTCGACAAGAAGGGCAAGGTGTTCGCCAGCGGCCCGCCGCAGCTGGGCGCGATCTGGCGCGGGCAGCGCGCATGGGATCCCCGCCTCGATTCGACCGTCGCCGGTGGCGCGGGTCCGCACCGCTGGGCTCCACCGTCGAACACCGCTGCGCATGACGCGGCCCGCGCGACGTGGACCTATAACCAGTGCCCCGGCCTTCAAGCCCTGCGCTATGTCCTCGCTGCCTGGCACCGTGACACGCGTGTCGCGGGTTCGACATATCAGAAGGTCGCCGGCATCGGCCTGCCGATCGATGGCGTGATCGTCGAGGACTTCGTGCATCTGGCGAACGTCTGCGATGCGAATGTCTGGAAGGTTGGCGGGGTTCTGTTCGAACCTGCGACTGGCTCGACGTCGGCGCGCTGGCAGAACCTGAAGGACATTCTCGCGGCCGGCGGTGCGGAACCGTGTTTCCGTGGCGGTCGGCTGGGGCTCAAGATCAGCGCCCCGCGCATCGCGCTCGATACGATCACGCGCGAGGACCTGGCGGACGACGAGACCGTCGTCTGCACCGGCATGGGCTGGGAAGAGCGCTTGAACACGCTGATCCCGAAGTACCGTTCGTCGGCTCACAAGTGGGAATACATCGCCAGCACGAAGCCGATCTCCATCGTGAGCTACGTGACGGTCGATGGCGAAGTGAAGCGTGCGGAGCGGCAGCACAACCTCGTCCAGTCGGGCGATCAGTCGGCGCAGCTCTGTGCGTACGAACTGCTCGATCGCCGCGAGCTCGGCGAGATCGAGCTCGTCGTAAAGCCCCGCTTGCGTCGGTATGGTCCGGGTGATCTGCTGATCGTCGACCTTCCCGAGGAAGGCCTCGCTGCGCTGCCGTGCGTGATCCTGAAGCGGCTACCGATGCCGGACCGTATGGCGTGGAAATTCACGCTGCGCGGCGAGACGCCGACGAAGCACGCGTTCGCTCTGGGGCAGACCGCTACTCCCCCGCCCATTCCTGCGCTGCGATCAACTGCCGAGTTCGATGGTGTGGCGGCGCCGATCGACAGTTCGCGTGCGGCGCACCCGCTGCTCGAATCGTCGTACATGCCTCGCTACCCGGTCACTAGCACGGCCAATGCGATCACGGTGGCCGCGTTCACGGCGATCACCGACGAAGGCACGTCGATCAATTTCCCGGCGCAGACCTTCACCGGTCTGGCGGTGGCGACTGCCTACGTGATCACGTGGAGCCTGACGACGCTCAGCTATACGATCACGGCCGCGCCTGCGCTCGATCATATCTCGTCGCGCGATAACGTTATCGTCCGCTACTACAGCACGGCCAGCGCAGACGGGACGTACCCGGCCGAACCGACACCGCCGGCCGGCGATGGCGGGGGCGGCTATGGCGGCGGTGGCCGCTACAACCAGAACGTGGTGGAGCAGTGACCGCCGTCCCAAGCATCCGTCGCCTGTGGGCCGTCATTCGCGCCGGCACGGCCGGTCGCGAGGTGATCGAGATCACGGCGCGCGAGCCGGACACCGCCGGCATGTCCGGCGTGCTGCTGCTCACTGGCATGATCGCAGGTGACCGGCTGTCGCTTGGTCTCGATCTCGTCAGCGATCCGAAGGCCGATCCGGACCTCACCGGACCGTCGGGCCCGAACGGGTGGACGCCACTCTTCGCAGGCGAGGCGGACGGTACCAGGACGCTGCTGAAAGTGATCGACTGGACGGGCGGCAAGGGTGCGAAGCCTGCGCTGGGTTACGTCGGCGGGACCGGTGCCACGGCGCTGGTTGCCAAGGCTGCGGCGTTCAACTTCAACGCCCTCAAGCGCGTCGACATCTTCACTGGCCAGACCGACGCGACTGGCGTCGCGACGATCGTGTTCGAACCGGCCTTCGCTAGCGTACCGGCGAAGGCATTGCCAACCGCGATCCCGAACGTGCTGGCGGGACCGATCAAGGCCGAACTCGTCGCCGGCAGCCTGACGAAAACGGGCTGCAAGGTGAAGGTCACGCAGCAGTCGCTAGTCGGTGGCGTGCTGAGCGCTCTCACCGGCGCGACCGTCAATGTCATCGCAATCGAAGCATGAGGAAGAGAACGAATATGTGAACGTCGAAGCAGCTAGGGCCTGACGCCCTTGCCGGAAATCGGGGCAGTACGGCAGCCTCCGCCGACGCCGGGGCCGGCGCGCTGGGTGTCCCGGCGTGGGGGCCACGCTATGCCGAACACTGCCGCAAGAATTGCAATTCCAGCCCGCCGAAACGAACTGGCGCGCTTCACGGTCGCCGTTGTCGGCATCGATCTCACCGGCGTCACGATGGCGATGCAAGTTCGGCCGACAGTCGACAATCCCGTGCTGCTGTTCGCCCTTGGCACAGTTAATACCCTCGCCGCTGAGGGTCTGAAACTCGATAGCGTCACCGTAACCAACGGCGTTCCTACATCGATCATCAAAGGACGCATAAATGCTTCGACGATGACGGACCCAACGAAAGTTCCGTACATGGGCGAGGTCGGCACGGATTCACTTTTGGCCTATGCAATGCAGTGGACACTCAATGGCGATCCTCAGACTCGGCTGTATGGGGACTTCATCGTAGTCGGTTCCGCGTTCGGATCGGACAACGCACCAGCAAGCCGTCCGCCAAGCTACGGTTCCACCTCTGTAGCAGGCGCGTCGACCAGCGGATCACTGACGTTTGGCGATCAGATTATCCAGATCATTTTGAACGGGGCCGAGTTCTTGGCGCCCCTCGTGCAGAGCGCAAAAGATGCCGTTGCCGCGGTCCAGGTAGCAGCCGGTGTCGCTCAGGCTGCGCGAGACGAAGCGGTTGCAGTCGGTACGGTTCCAGCAGCGCTAGCAGCTGCCCAGTCCATCCTTCCGCCACAGGACATGTTTCAACCCGACCGCGTGCAACTCGGCAAGTATTACGACCCGTACAACGGGGCGATCTCCACCGACGCCGCCGCGTTTTGCACTCACCTGATCGCAATTCCAGGGGGTGTTACGAGTTTCTGGACCAGCATGCTACTCAGCGGCGGCAGGCGCGTAAGTTTCTTCAACGCAAACAAGATCTGGTTCGCGTCGAACGAGACCATCCCTGGCATGCCTGGTACACCCGCGTACAGTCCGGTCCAAATCCCAGCGGGCGCGCGATATATCGGGTTGTCCGCGCCGATGACACGATTTGGGCAGTACGATTCGAAACCGGATGGAAGCCCGGACTATAACTACGACCCGCGTCTAAAGGTCTTCTTCTACGATCCGGGCGGCCCGAAAACGAGGCGGTTCGGAAGGCTGGTCGATGCGGCAAGTTTGAGTCCGGTCGCGGGCATGAAGATGGCGATACTTGCCGACAGTCGATTTGACGCATTCGACTCGTCGGCGAACCACTGGCCTCGCATATGTTACGCGCTTGATGCCACGCAAGGCCTCACGAATGTTGTTTATCCGACGCTGATCGACACGGCACGTAGCGGTCGTATGCTGCCCGCCGCGCTTACGCGATACGATGGAACCCCACTGGTAGCGGCTGACTTTGCGGACGTTGCTGTTTGTGGCGTTGCCTTAGGGGCGAACGATCTTGTTGCCAATCGACCTGTAGGCCTGCCTAGCGACACTGAAGCGGCTGACACGATCTATGGGCATCTGTTTCGGATATTCAAAACGCTTACCGGGTTTAATCCGTACACCCGACTGTTTCTGACGACGCCCTACTACCGCAACGATGTGCCGTTGGCTCGCCAGCAGTCATACTGGGAAGCGTATCGGGATTTTAGCCGGCGCAACAGCGTCCAGTTATTTGATCATGCCGTCGAAAGCGGGGTCAATCAGTGGAATGCCGCAACGATGATCCCGGATCAGGTGCACGCAACGGATAATCTGCGAGGCAAAGGCGGCGTTAACTTCGGCGTCGTCAACAGCTTCGTTCGGTTCATCAAAAACGATCTGACGCCACCGAGCTATCCACCTTACGACAAGAACGACGGGCTAGCGTTCTGATTTAGTTTAGAACGAATAGTTGTCGTTCCAGCATTCGCCACAGGTTTTGTCATCGGGCTCGCAGGTCTTTCCGCAGCACTTACAGATACCTCTTGAATGCACGGTGAATGCCTTTTGGCAGAGTGCTATAAATCGAGCGAGTAAACCTGAGCGTCCGGCAGCGTTCATTTTGGTGACCTTGGCGGCAATGCGACGCGCTCAAGCTAAACGACCATCATGCAAAAGACGAGCGGGAATTAACGTTAGGTTCGTTTCCGTTGCATTGACGAACTGAAAACATCGCGGCCCATGCGGTCGCAGGAAAGGATGACGCATGACTGCGACAGCCACTAGCAACTATATCGGGCAGGCGATGCAGGCGACGTCTGCGCTGGCCCCGCCCTCCCTCGCTGACAATCCGGGGCTGCTCGCCTGGAACCTGTTCGTCATGACCGCGGCCATGTGCCTCGGGCTGATGATGGCGGGCAAACAGGCGCGCAGGCTCTGGGCGACCCGGCGGATCGATCACCCGACCGACCCGGTGTCGATTTATCGGATCATGATCTTTCTTGCAGGCTGCGCGGTCGCCAGCCGGGGCGGCGCGGAAGCGGTCAGCCTGTGGTCGTGGAGCTCAGGCAACGCCGGGACGATCGAGCGTGTCGCCGAGATGAAACGGTGGCTCGATCCTCTATCTGTCGGTTGCGGCTTCATGTGGATGGCGCTGCACATCCTCGCCGAACCGATGCTCGAGTTTCAGTTACGGAAGGCGCCCCTGCCCGTAGACATGTGGTCGAGGTGGCCCCAGCTGCGGCGCCCGGTTGCGATCCTCGTCGTAAGCCTGCTGATGGCGACCGCTGCCGTCGGACTGCGGTAATGCGAGAGGGGGCTATCGCTGCGGTACCGAGCGTAACGGTACCGGTTATCTGGTCCGTCCTTGGCTACTCGTTCCCTGCCGGTTCCATGATCGTCGGGCTGCTCGCCTGCTTCATGGTCCGGCTGTTCATCACTCTCGACGCACCTGGTCCAAAGCGCTGGACCCTGGACGGGATCGTGACCGGGCTTGCGATGCTGATCACCGCGGTATGGATCGTCGAGCATCAGGTCGATCTGTTTGCCGCGCTTGGGACCGGGGGCGGTGCCGGCGCGGTCGGCGCGGGCATCATCACGTTCTTCAAGCGGCGCGGTCAGAGCGCGATCGACGCCCTTGACGCTGCGTTGCCCGGCAAGCTCCCGGTGCCGGCCGACATGACCGCCACACTGCGCGAGCTCGACAAGTTACCTTGAGCAGCGGCCAGCCCATCCGAAAAACTGCTGAGAAAAACGGATAGGCCGACCGCCTCGATAGCTCGTGTGACGAGGCGCGTCCGCAAGGGAGCGAACCGCACCGTGAGCAAGCCGCGTAGACCTGAATCTCGCAATCCAATTTAGGAAGGAAACTACTATGACGACGGCTTCAGAGCCGGCGTGGCTTTCGGCTGCGCGGGCAAAACTCGGCACGCGTGAAGCGGCCGGTACGGTCAACAGCCCGACCATCATGGGATGGGCGAAGAAGCTCGGCGCGAAGGTGCTAGGCATGGTCTACAATGCCGATAGCGTTCCGTGGTGCGGGCTGTTCGTTGCGATCTGCCTGTCCGAGGACGGCATCGCAGCCGCCCCTATCGCTGTCCGTGCGAAGGCCTGGGCGACGTGGGGCGCTAATCTGCCGGCCGATCGCCTGGCACCGGGCGCCGTGCTCGTATTTGAGCGGCCCGGCGGTGGTCACGTCGGGTTCTACGTCGGCGAGGACAAGACCAGCTACCACGTGCTCGGCGGTAATCAGGGCGATAAGGTCAGCATCATGCGGTTGGAGAAGTCGCGCTGTATCGCGCGGCGCTGGCCGTTCGGTCGATCGGTCATCGGCGGACCGAGGCTGATGACCGCGATCGCGGGCGTCCCCTCATCTTCGAACGAAGCATGACCTGGGCGGCTGGTCTGGCGCTCCTGCGCCGGTTCTGGTGGGCGGTGCCGATGATCGGCCTGCTCGCCGCCCTCCACTTCACGCGCGACACCCTCGCCGATCGCACGGCCACGTTGACCGCCGAGCGCAGCGCGTGGACCGCGGAGATCGCGAAAGCCGACACGCTGCGGGCGGATATGGAGCGGCGCTTTGCCAGCCAGCAGAGCGCCGCTCTGACGACCTTCGCGGATCGCCTCGCGAACCGCGAACCTATCATCCTTCGATCCACTGACACTGTGAGGACCTATGCGCAAACTGCTGCTGGCCGTGCTGCCTGCCTTCCTGCTGATCGCGTGCGCGGGATCGACGCGCTCGACGTTGAGCTATTCTCCGGCCATTCCGGCGGTGCCGGCGGAGTCGACGAAGCCGTGCACCGCGACGCCGATCCGCCGGCAGGCTGACGGTACCGCGAATTCGTCTGACGCCGAGGGTTCGATCCGTGATGCGCGCGCTGACCTTGCGCTGTGTAATGCCCGGCGGGCGCTGGCCGTCGATGCTTGGCCTCAGCAGAAATTAAAGGCCGATTAGCCGGGCTGCCGGTCGTTCGCGGTTCGAATGCGGGACATTGCGGCGTTCAGGTCGATGTCCTGTTTTACGCCGATATCTTGGCATATCCTCGCGAACTGCGTGCCTGCCCACGTCACGCGAAAATCGGGTGGCTGACGATCGCGAGCAAGCAATGTCAGCCAAAGCGTATCGAACGGGTCGCGGTTCTTCGAAAGCGATGTCGAGTAGAGATATGCCAGCGCGAGCCGTACGCCGTGCTCGGGCGGCTTCAGCGGCCCGGTCGTCTGAAGTTTCCTGATCGCGTCGTCCAGCACAACCAGCGCGATGAACGTGGTTCTGTTCGGCTTAGACACGATCGCCGCCACTAGGGTTCCAGGGGTCTCGGGCGCCAAGCTGTCGCTCGTCGACATTCAGGACGATCGCGAGATGGCGTCGCTCGTCCTCTGGTAAGCGGCGCGGCGATCCGCGCGCCACGAACTGTTGTAGGTAAGCAGGGTTGCGACCGATCGTCGCCGAGAGGCCTGCGAGGCTTCTGCCCTGCTCGTTCGCCAGCTGGGGAAGCCGAATATGCGGATTCAGCAGGGTCGCCATCGGTACGCATCCTCATTCGAATCAGACTTTGAACGGCTTACGCTGTTCTATGTTTGTTCTCAACCGTGCTCCAGGCGTTGTATTCATATCCCAGGTTCAAGTTCGGCAAAATATCAGCCTTTGATCACCACCTTCAGCTACTAATTTGTCCCATCCTTGAAGTGCACCAGCACTCGATCGGCCAGTACGTCGACACACATCTTGATGACGCGTCCTCGCTGGCTATGCACCTGAACGATCACGTCGGAGCCGGGATAAGGCAATGGGTTGCGAGGAATTTGATGCGGGCTATACGAGGTCGCTGTCGAGAAAATCTCGATCGTCGGCCTTGTGCCTTAATTGGATGCAGAATGCCGGTGAGTAGTAGGCTTGAAGGCGATTGTTCCTAGAAAACAACGATAAGGGCAGCCGATGACGAATATTGATACTGCGACCGTCGAGGGTTTCGGCGAAGAATGGGCGGCCTTCGATCAAACTGCGATGAAAGATGATGAGTGGCAGCATCACTTCGACGGGTATTTTTCCCTGTTGGATTTCAACACTTTACGACCCGATGCAGTAGGCTTTGACCTGGGGTGTGGGTCTGGCCGTTGGGCGGCCGGCGTTGCCCCCAAGGTCGGTACTCTCCATTGCATAGATCCGGCCGAAGCTGCACTAGCCGTTGCGAAGCGGCGTTTGGCTGGAGAAGGGAACGTCCAGTTTCATTTGGCTGATGCCGGGGCGATACCGCTGGCCGACGATAGCCAAGATTTCGGCTATTCTCTCGGCGTGCTGCATCATATCCCAGACACGGCTAAAGCATTGAAAGACGCAGTCGCGAAGCTCAAGCCCGGTGCTCCGTTTCTGGTCTACCTTTATTATGCTTTTGACCAGCGGCCTGCCTGGTTCAGGGCGGCATGGAAAAGCTCTGACGTGCTCCGCCGAGGGATATCCAAGCTTCCTATCCGACCGCGTAAGGCGATCACCTCTGTTATAGCAGCGACTGTCTACTGGCCGGCCGCTCAAGCTTCTCGGATTGTCGAGCGCTTGGGAGGCAACGTCGATAGCTTGCCTCTTAGCTCTTACCGCAAGTATAGTTTCTATACGATGCGGACAGACGCTTTGGACCGCTTCGGGACGCGTCTTGAGCAGCGGTTCACCAAGGCGCAAATCACCGGGATGATGCAGGCTGCTGGTTTGGAAAATGTTCGTTTCCGCGACGGCGTGCCGTACTGGGTTTCAATTGGTACCAAAATACGCCAGTAAACGGATACATGCAATATCCGGTTGCGTCGTATAAGGTCGTTGAGACTGGCAACATAAACGATCGATTTGCAGTTTTCACTTAGTCGCATATCCCCGGTCCCCGAGGATGTGCGACACCTCGGCGACGATCCACGCCACGGCATCAATCTCGGCCTTATAGCCGACGAAGGTCGTTTTCTGTTCGAGCGAAATATCCGGTCGTCCGAGCCCGAGGTTGAGATCTAGTAGACCTGCTCGCGCTGGGAGCCGTGATGAGCGGCGTTCCCAGCGCGAGCCCGTATCGACACCGACCGAGCATCAGCCGCGATGCCCCCGCCCTTACAAGCCATTGATATCCCTTACGCCGGTTTGGCGCCTCGATCGGGCAATCGGCGTTGATATCAAACGACTTTACGGCTCCACGGCTAAAGGGTTGCGTCAACCATACCGTGAGCGAATATCGTTGCTTCCAGTGCCTCAGTCCTGGCAGCTGCGTCCCTATAGCCTCGATTCATAAGCGACGCTTTTCACCAGTCTTCAACAAATGCCCTCCATAAAGACGAGCTCAGCTACAGGGGGGTAGGTTGATCACTACATCGTTAAAATTCTGGCGGCTCGGTATGGGGTTGTCTGTTATGGCCGTGAGTGCACTGACACTAACAGGCTGTTCAAAATCGTCTGAGTCCGCGGATAACGGATCCATAGCGTCATCGACCGTCGACCGATGCGCGGCAATCAAGGGTGCCACCTCTTGGGGCCGCATCGGTGTTACCGCATATTTTCAAGGCACCGACGATGGAATAGAAAGTTCCGTCGCGGGCCGCATCGATGATAACGGCGGTTTCCATTTGGAAGAGACGCTAGACATTGGCGGTAAATGCTACGTAACGGCACGATTAAGCGGAATGGATAATGGCAGTTCATATAGTGCTTATTTTCGGTGCCCTATACAGCGAATATATCGAGACGCCTCCGGGGAGTTGTTGATCTCGTCGGCGTCAAGCAGTTGCCAAAATATCTCGTCGCCCACTGATCCCGTTAGAGTCGCCGCATCGAACATTCCCTCGACGGACGATCTTTTTGCAGATATTGCGACGGGCGACGTGATTGAAGCGATGAAACCCGTAAAATCTAAGTCAACGAGCGTTCTATCGTCACGTGTCATCGCTCCTAGCTCGGAAGTTATACAACCCGCGGACGCCGCACCGTCTGTTTCGAATGTACCTGCAGAATATGCTTCTACAGTTCCGGTCACGGACTCAGATCGTTCTGAAAGACTGACACCAGTTTCCGCGCCGGAAACATGGATCACAGCTGACAACTACCCGCCGGCTGCTTTGCGAGCCGGGGAGGCGGGCCGTGTCTCGTATTCTATAGAAGTAAACGCAGAAGGTCGGCCCACGTGGTGCAACGTCACAGCGTCAAGTGGTCATGAGATGCTTGATAAGGCAACCTGCAGAATCGTTCAGCAACGCGCTCGCTTCAGACCCCAACGCGAGCGTGACGGACACCCGATACCATCCGAATATGTTGGATCAGTTCGATGGACGTTGCCGTCATCAGGGCAGTCGAACGTGGATGTATCTCGTCCTGATCCAACGAGCCCTCCAGATGCAATATACGATTCAGGTCGCGTCGCTGTGAGGCCATCAAATCGAACATGACTTACAACCGAGGTATGTTCGCGAGCATACCTCGGTTCAGCTAATCTTGGTATCGCGCTGGTATCGCAAACCGCCTAAACCGCTAGCTGAGCATCGCGGTTTAGTTGCAGCCTCCCCTCGCAAGCACCTCAAAAGTGCAGCATTGGGAGCAATCGCACTGCAGCGCTCGACCCTTGGAAGATACGCAAGAATTGAGCGCCCCTCAAAGCAAATCAATCGACATCGTTATCTCTCACCAGTACCGATTGTCCGCATGGTATCAGAAGCACACACGGCCATCGCCAACAGAATGTACGAAGTGATACTCGGCGCCATCACGCCACACCTGGCCTGGGGATTTTATCTGCACAACCCGGAGTTCGCGGGTGAGGAGGAACTAAAAAACAAGCTGTTTGTCATCTGGGCATGCAGTGTAACTGATACGGTTGAAGCTGGTCCGAATTTTCTGCCTCGGGCTATTGCCGACGCGGAGGAAAAAGGCTTTTCTGATCTGGCGCATAACGGTCGACAAATACTGAGTTTCGTCCGCCTAGCGTCGGATTTTATGTCCCAGTTTACACGTCGGTCACAAATAGTCTTGTTAGACATGCGCAATCAGTGGGTGCACGGTTATTTTAATTCCCGTCACCGCCTCGACATCCCTGTTAAATTCGTCGTTCGCGGCACACTAGTATCCGAAAGACTATCGCCGTCGGAATACGCTCTACTTCTTGAGGAGCACCACCTTCTCCCAGGTACGTTCGATGATAAGTTGTCGTGTCTGCGAAAAGCTGCTTTCGAGCGACCTCACCCGTACTGGACAGCGATCGAAACCTTCCGCGAAAGCCATAAGCAGTTTTATGACATGCTACGGGCGGACGTGAGGTTCGACATATCGATACCTGAGCAATTTGCGTACTCCTGATCCCATTCTCTTTCTTTCTTCAAGCCGCGAGGCGATTCGCATTTCGGTGTGCCGCTGTATGGCAACCAAGTTCCCCGACATTTAGGTTGGCCGTCGCGCTGGGACGGCGCAGAAAGCCGTAAGCCTGCGACTGTAGGCTAGGCAGATCAGCCGATTGGACTTGCGGGTTTATTTAAGGCCCGGTCGAACCCGCACCGGTTGTCCGATGACGAACGATTCCTGTTTCCAGAACAGACCCGTTTGCCAGTTGCGGTAACACGCAAGGCGGCTCCGCAAATTGGTAGCTGCTCTTGTAAACAACCAAACTACCTCAACTGCGGAATGTCCGGTTTAGGAAGGAAAGCGGACCTTCCGCTCTGGGGAATGGGTCCGAGGAAAGCGGACTCTAGCTTATGTCTTCGGTGGCCAATCCGCGGTATCAAAATCCGGGTGCTGGAATGATATAATTCCTGCCAGGTGCGCAGCGGCTCGCGGCTCATCTATTGGGTGTTCCGGCAATCTTGCCAAAGCCTGAAAGTCCGCGATGCGCTCAGGAGAAGCAAGCTGCTCGCACAGCTTGACTGAGTGTGGTTTATCCATGGCGCCGAGCGCGAAACTGATGTTTCCCTCACCATACTCGAAGGTAAGGGGCGTGCCACAATCCCGGCAAAATCCACGACGCACCTTATTTGAGCTCTGAAAATAACCGGGCTGGCCACGGGTCCAGCTCACTGCACTGAAGGGAGCTCCAACGTAGGGTCCGAACAGTCCGCCAGTTGCCTTCTGGCACATTCGGCAATGGCAGATGGAGGCTTCTTCGAGTTCGCCCTCAACCCGGAACCGCACCGCTCCGCACTGACATCCTCCGGTGCTGATCATCATGGCTGCAGGATTTCATATAAGCTAGACATTCGCAACGGTGCGGCAGCGGCACGGGCGAGATGGGGAGAGGAAAGCGGACCGTGCGCTTTGGAGGCCACACCCCAGGAAACCGACCACTGAACGGCTATCCCAAATGGATCGATATTTTTGCATCACTGGAGCCCTCGGTTTCCTGCTGTCTTTGCGCTGATGCGAAATCCGTGAATTTTGCATCATGACCCGCCAATGGCTTCGTTAGGTGAATCAAAAATTCTCGATAGAAGAGGCATCATAAAATCTACGACGCGTGAGAGACACCGCAATGCCGTTTCGTCTGATGCTAGTGGCCTTACCCTTGATAGCCACGCCCCTCTCGGCCGCAGAGCCTGCTGAGCGGTCGACAACGCGGCTCCGAGAGAACGGTCCAGCAATTACTCCCGAACAGGCTGTGGCGCTAAGTGCGGCCGCACTGGGAGACGCTTTGCTTGCGCCAGGGCATCCGCCAGTCACCGAGGTTACGGTAGGGCCTGTAGGCATGGAGCCGCCTACCCCGCCGGGAATGCCGCACTCCACGCGAATAGAACTTTACCTGAAGCCTGTACGTAGTGGGAAAACAGGGTTTTGTGAGCGGGTCATCGCGAGCGTATATCTGGCACCGGTTAGTCGATTGAACGATGGGCACCTTCCGGCATCACCGGCTGCACGAATATCGGTTCGAACCGCTTATCGCTGGGTTGGACCGCCTCAGAATGGCGTAATCTGCACTGCATCGAAACATCAGTTTTTTTGGGCAAAACCGGAAACTAAAAATCAAGCGCTCGAGGCAGTTCATTTACTAGGCTTAGCTAGCCAGGACGCTAAGCTTGGCCGTCGAATATCATTTCCGGTGTCCGTCGAGGATCGTTTAGGGCCGAGAATGCTAGCCTATGAGCGTCAGCATCCCGAGATCGGCCGTGATCCAGAACTTAAAATCATAACCAATGCCAAGAAGGCATTGGCATCCCTCCCGGTCGGGGCCGTGAGCTTCAGTGGCTTGGCTTCAACTGCCTACCCCGACGTTCTTCGTCCTTCTGATCGAACCGACAACATAGGAACGAAGCAGCGAGCAATGACAATATTTCTTGGTGACGTTTGGTCCGTCGGTCTCATAATTAGCGGTGGTCAGATCAAGCTGATGCGCCTGGTACGAGAAATTCCGGCCCCGTTCTGAATTCGACCAGTGGAATAGGTACTCCTTCAGCTCGATGTAAAAAATCGAAACTCTTTGCATAATAAATGGCCGAGCTGTCAGCATCCTGCTGAACGAATGTCCGCTTTCGAGAGTGCGAGTTGTTCACCGGAACGTCCGACTCTGGGCGAAAGCGGCCGTCGATATCCGCGGAGAACGGTTAGCCACCGTACGCGGGATAGGAGGGATATTCGTCGACATGTCCGGCCAAGTTAGACAGCGTAAGTTACTGTAATAATGACGTTACTTAAGGCCCGGTCGGGCCTCCACCTTCGATATTTAATCGAGGTTTCACATTGCGTTAGACCAAGTTAGCCACTTGATCCGTTTTCGGTTAGCCATTGACTGGTTCCGAGCGAGTGCTTTTCCCATGCTGCAAT